TATCCTATGGATGGGTGCCATGGCTATCTCTAACTGTAGAAGATTTGGCTTACTTGATTCGATTACAGCTTAATTGGGTAAAGAAAGGGGAATTATAGAATGACTTACTATAATGCAGCTCCGGTTCGGTTCGGAGTAGGTGTTTCAGGAAGTACGACTACTCAGGGAGTTAACGATCCAGAAATCGGAACTCGTTGTGTTGTCGACGAAGTTGAATATCTTTTCGTATATAACGCTGGAGGGGAGCAAGTTCTACCCGGTCAGCCTGTTATTTTGTCGGCTGTAACTGGTTACTCTGTAACTGTTAGCTCAGTTACTTCTGTAGATTTTGCAATCGGGGTTCGTTTGCATTCAACCCTTCCCACTGCGGGATATGGCTGGGTTGCTACACGTGGAATCGGTGTTATCGAAATGGGAAGCAACGAATCTTGCGTAACCGGTAACCCTTTGGGTATTGGTACAGAGGGATTCTGCCTTGCTTCTAACATGACCGGTTTCCAAACTCCTGTTTGTGGTAAAGCTTTAGAGTCAATCGCTTCTGGCGGAAGCGGCTCGGCATATTTTAGTCTGCTTTAATAGGTTTTAATGGTCATACGGAGGAATTGTGCGCAAGTCAGTAGAAATGGATCTTGAATATCTCAATACGCTGGATCATCCTCCGTATGACCCTAAAACTTTGCATTCTCAAGCTGCTGTAAATGACGATGTAACAGTAAATTCTTGGCGAGAAACTTGGATTCGGAACATGAAAGAGAACCATAGACGCTATGGGCTTTTCAAAGACTCCGGTATAGGTAAGATGTTTGGAGAATTCCACCTCAAACCCTGTATTGTTGCGGGTTCTGGTCCATCTCTCGCTAATAACATCGAAGTATTGAAAGAAAAAGGCGACATCCCTTTAATGTCCTGTCTCCATAACTTTCACTACATGGTAGACAACGAAATAGATGTTAACTATTTCGTAACTCTTGACGCTGGAAAGATTACGATTGAAGAGATATCGGAAGGCGGTAAGCAGGATCATGAGTATTACTTAGAAGCTTCTAAGAATTATACTCTTATGGCCTTTGTCGGAACTGACCCAGAACTTATTGCTTCATGGAGGGGTAAAGTTCTATGGTTCAACTGCCCTATTCCCGATCAAAAATGTAAAGAGGAATTCGAGAAAACTGAAGTCTTTCATCATTTAGTATCGAATGGTGGCAACGTCTTAGGAGCTGTCACCTATATAGCTAAAGCCTATGGAGGTGCAAACCCCATATGCCATGTCGGTGCCGATTTTGCTTTTGGATATACGAAGAACTTTCATCCTTGGAAGTCAAAATACGATGGAAAATTAGGCGCTGAACCGGTTAGAACTGTTGACTGCTTCGGAAACAAGGTTTTAACATGGGCTAGCTATTTAAATTTCAAGCGGCATGCCGATTCAATCCCCTTAAGATGTCCTGGAGAATGGATAAATTGTACTGAAGGCGGTACTTATGGGGTATACCCTGAAGGGCTTATTAGGCAAATACGGCATAAATCACTAAGAGAATTTATTCAAGGTTACAACCTTTATAAATGTATGCAGTTTCAAGCTGAACACCCAGAAAATGCCCTAGAAGCAACGGGCGTTCCTGGAATGATTCCGCAACCAAAGATATTGTTTTAAGAATAGCTCAGAGGGGGAGTTTAGCTATGGCATTTACAACGAGTTTTCTATTTAAGAATGAAGCAGTAGGCAGCAAGTTCCAACACTATGTTCGAGTTACTGCTGATGCTGCTTCTGGGGCTTTTGATACTGGTTTTGGTGTAGTGGATTGGGTACAGCATTCGCCACAATCTGCAACTACTGCTGGATACCGAGTCTTTATTAACAAGAGTTCAGGCTTAACAGCTAATAACGGTGATATCGCTGTATCTGGTGTTGCTAGTGGTGATGTTATCTATATGACAGTAGTTGGGCATTAATTATGGGTATCATACAAAGGTTTGAAGCCCAAACAGCTTCCGGCGCGTCTACTTCATCCTACATAGATTTAGGCTATGCTAATTGGGATGAAATGGCTGTCCGATATGTAACAATGTCAACAGGGGCGCAAGTTGCTGTTTGGGGTGCTGATGCTATGTCTATAGCCAGTGCTGCTTCTGCAACCTTTTACCCTATATCGGTAAGAGACGTTAATACAGCGGCCGCTGCTTATAATCCTATGACTGTAACAACGGGTTTATCGGGTGGAAACTGGGGGACTCTTCCGGCTCCACCACATAGATTTATACAATTTATTACCAGTGCTGTAGTATCTGGAGGAGTTTCCTTCACAGTAGTTTGCAGAGGGTATTAATCATTTTTCAGCAATGACCTGCAAAGGGTTATCTGAATGGAGAAAGTATGAAAGTCAAAGTTAGAAACTTAGATTCTCAAGAATACACAGAAGTTTTTAGAGATGAACTGATAAGAATACCTGCGGGCGGGACTGTAGAGATGACTCGTTCAGAAGCTAACGCTTTCTTAGGTCAACTTACCCCGATAGAGTTTAACAACAGTACCGGGCGACCTATGAAGCCTAAGATGCTTAAGATAGAAGTTGACCCGGAAATACATGCAGAAGTTAGGCACCAGCCTATACAGTTTCACGCTCCTGATGGTACGGGGTTTAGGACCCAAGAAGGTTTAACGGCTTACATGAGTAAGTTAACCGATGAGGTAGGTGGTAGTAATGAAAAACCAGTACGACGAAGAAGGGCGGCTAGTACCCCCGACACCGAGACAGAACCCTCCTGATGTTCGCCTTGTTGGTAAATGGCATGCTGTCCTTACCCGTGCAGGTGAAGTCATCACTGAGCGGGAAGGATACAACGTTATTACCACAACAGGAGTTCATGCTTTAGCTGCATATCTTCACTCTGCTGCTTTATCTGCAACCCGAAACCCTTTCTACTATATCGCAATAGGTTCTGATAACACTTCTGAAGTATCAACCGATACAGCATTAGGGACGGAACTTTCTAGGCATACTGGAACCGTAACAGCTTTTACAGCAGTCTATCAGGTAGCCGCCACCTTCGCGAGTGGTTCAGGGACTGGCTCGATTTACGAATATGGCCTTTTTAATGCGAACGCAGGAGGTCAAATGCTTAGTCGAGATACTGAAGGGCTTATTACTAAAGGGGCTAACGATACTCTTACAGTTACCGCACAAATAACCCTAAGCTAGAAGAGAGATTTTTGTGGCTGATTACGCTCAGACAATTTCAAATAATCTTCCGCTTATGGCTATAAGCCCTGCTGTATATTGGGGCGCCCTAACTTGGGGTACGGATAATTGGGGTAGAGATGAAGATGCTATAACAGATACCGATAAGGGTATTCCGAATACGATTACCCAAACATTAACCCATACTCAAGATATAGAACACCTACTCGCTAACGGTGACACCTTACAACTAAGTGATGTCATAGCAAATAGCCTATCATTAACACCTATAGGAAACTCAATTTCCCTCGTTTCATCTCTTGCCGATATAAGGCGCTCCATAGGTGATTGGGATTATGTTTTTACGAAACCCACTTCAGTAGGTGTTGACGCTATTTATGACGAATCTTCCAAGGTAGCAAATGCTTCCTCTACTTGGTCGGCTGTTTCAAATAATTCTACTTCGTGGAGTGATGCATGACACCTTCAACTATTGAGACAGCAGCAAGAAGACTTATGAACGCAGTAGGGTCTAAGTTTTGGTCTTCTGAGGAAATCATAGAAAATTACCTCTATATGGCTGCTCTAGAACTTGCTCAGGAGACTTATTGCATAGAAAACCGCTATACAACTACTTCTGTTGCCAGCCAGCAAGAATATTCTGTACCTTCGAGGATGCTAGCCGTAAAAAGGGTTGAGTATGATAGCTCTAAGCTAAAACCTATCAGTTTTCAGCAACTAGATTCTATAAACCTCAATACTAATACGACTGTAACGGGTACTCCTCAGTATTATTACTATTTTGATGAATCTTTTGGCTTATATCCTGCTCCAAGTTCAGCAGGGGATACGATTAAGATTTATTCTTATGACGAACCTAGCGTTCCTACTTCTACGAGTACCCTTGAAATACCTTCGAGGTTTCATAATCACCTAGTTATAGGTGTAGCCTACTATATGAGTCTTAAAGAACTAGGTCATCCTCATGTTCAAAGGTTTGAGTGGCTATGGAATCATCCGGGAAACCCTAGGAACTCCATCAACCAAGTAAGAACCGCTATAAGGATGAGAAACAAAGATAACTTCCATGTAGTTATGAGGGAGCAAGATCAACCATCAACAGTATTAGGGTTGGTTTAATATGACAGGATTTAGAACAGTTATCCCAATGGATGCTTTTGATGGTGGCCTTAATAGTAAATATGAGGCAGCTATCATAGCCGATAACGAATCGCAAGATTGCTTAAACGTTGTCTTTGACGATTTAGGCGGTGTGCAGACTCGCCAAGGGTATACTCTTCTCAATACTGCCCCTGTAAACTCAAACCCTTGTGATGGATTCGGTACAGCAAGATGGAATAACGGTAACGAATCCATGATTGCCTTTTTCGGTACCGATATGTTTGTACTGTCAGGAACGACATTTCAGACAGTACCCTCTGCACAAGGAAACTATACAACAGGAACTCATAAAAATATGGCTATGTACCAAAACCTAATATTTATAGGTGATGGTAATACCCCAGCATACAAATATGATGAAGGCGTCTACACTCGTCATGGTATAGAATCTCCAAGCCTTGTAGCCGATGGAGGGGCAAACGTTGCAGCAGGAAACCTTATAGGCGATTACAACTATAAGCTTGCTTACGTAAATACTCAGGTTGTCATAGGTGATGTATCTACAGGTTGTGCCACCATAGTTGCTACAGCAGCAGGAGAAAGTATACTACTCACGGGAATAGCTGTACCCGATCAAAGTTTTGGAGTAGATAACAAATACCTTTACCGAACCATAGCGGGGTCGGGTCTTAGTGCTGATGCTTATTACTTTGTGGCTACACTCCCCGTTTCAGCTACAACCTATACTGATAACATTGCTTCGGCTTCTTTAGGTTCCGCGGCTGTAACGACATACGGTAAGCCTCCAGCGTATCAATATGTCATCCACCATCAAGAACGCTTATTCGTGAATGACAGCCAAAACCCCCAGTACCTATGGTATTCGGAACTAGGCGACCCATTCACGTTTCAAGCTACAAATTTCATAAAAGTAGCTGATGGAGATGGAGAAAAGATAACTGGCCTTTCTGTTCAAGGTAACTCTCTCGTTATCCACAAAGAAGCCTCTGTGTGGCTTACGTATATGCCAGATACTACCCCCTCAAATTGGATAAGAATAAAATCTAATGCTAAGTATGGTGGAGCGTCTCACCGCTCACTTGTAGAGTATGAGCAGCAAGTAATGTACTTAGGTCAGCATAACTTTAAGGTAACAGGCTTCTACGCTTTTGCAGGAACTCAAACCGAACCTGATGCAACATCTCTTAGGGTATCTCAAATGTTTGGAGATGCTAAGAGTGATAGAGTAGAGCCTGATGTTTTCTTATTTCAAGATTCTTATAAGCAAAACTGCGCTGCAATTGCTTTCGACAATAAACTTTGGTTTGCCGTAACTCATGGCGCAGGAAGTACAGAAAATAATAGAGTCTATCAATTTGACTTTGTAAGACGGGATAAGAGTAGAAAAATAGGTTCATGGGTTCCGTTTACAGGAATAGGCGCTGCTCAATTTACTGTTTATAACTCAGGGTTATATTTTGCATCTTCTGCCGCTGATGGGTACGTCTATCAATTAGAAGATGGAACCTTTACCGATAACGGTGCAGCTATTAACTCCTACTATGAAACAAAAGACTTTGACGGTGGCAGCGCTTGGCGTCACTACGAGAAAGATTATAGGCAAGCAAACTTCACAGTCCATACCCTTGGCGATTGGAATATGAGGGTTTCCTATAGAATCGATTCCGATAAAGGGGCTGGAGACGGTGAAGACTTCAACCTTAGCCCCGGGGGAAGTCTATGGAATGCTCTTACTTGGGGTAATGACGATTGGGGCGGTGGGCAAACCCGAAAAGATATTAAATTAGAACTTCAAGGCGTAGGACAGATGATAGCTTTCAAGTTTTCTAATAAAAATACTGCCGGTTCAGGCTTTAGAGTGGTGAGGGGTAACGTTTATTACAATAGAAGGGGGCTAAGATGACCCAAGCTAATATGTTTGGAAGTGCTCCTCAGCAGAAACAGCAACCAGTAGACGAATTCGAATTAATGCGAAGAAGGTTGCAGGCTAGAGGGGCAGTAGAGGCAAAAGGACAGCAAGCAGAACTTTCAAGGCAATTTGCTTCATTGGGTAACCTAGATAGTGGTGCAGCTTTAAGGGTAAGACAGCAAGCAGCAGCAGAAAGTAGTAGGGGTTTGAGTGAATCCCTACAGGATGTCAATACTCTTGAAGCTCAAACACGAAGAGCTGAAAGGGAGTCACTTGCTCAAAGGGATCTACAGAGAGAACTTCAAGCAGGACAGCTAGGAGCGCAAAGAGATATCGCAGGTTTGCAAGCGGCAACTTCGCGAGACATTGCCGGTTTGCAAGCTGCTACCTCAAGAGATG